ATTTTATTTTCCTTATAATGGTTTGTTTATTAATTATTTTTCATACGATTTCTTCATCGTTCCAGGGCCAAATCCACTAAAGACACCAATACTTCCAGGCTTCTTTCCCTTCCCAATCCTTTCGCCACGTTCTTCATGTATGTCGAGATAATCATCATAACTTATTTTTTTATCCTTATAAGTACAATCAATATTCTCGCCATCATTCGATGTGATATGTTTAAGATCGTTATCAGGATCGAGTGCTTTTTTGAAAAGATCAGTCGCCATAAGCTATCTTGATCTTGCCAGATGTTTGAGGATCGTTGGCTTTCTTGTATCCTTTCGGATCAACAGCCGCCCATTCTTCAAACGTAGCATATCCACCCGTAGATGTTGCTTGTGAATTATCAACTGAAGCTGGTGAAGGCTTCGTTGTGAACTTATCTACATGGAGTTCCAATTTATCCAAAGGAAGCCCATCATAAACAGCACGATCATCTTCAGGCAGTTTCGATAGTAACGCATCTCTGCGTGTTGCCTGATATTCATCCCATGCTTTAGATTTCTTCTCAGAAGTTTCCAACCTTGCGTTCATGTCTGCCATTATCTTATCGTATTCGCCTTTTGATTCCATCTCTTTTAATTGCCTGGCTTCACTCTCGCCTTTGATCTTATTCTTCAAAGATTCATATTCTGTTTTCATGGTGTTTTTTTCATCCACCAATTCCTTGAATCGTGCGTAAGGTACTTGATCGATGGGTTGCTTTGGTTCACTTGCAACTTCAGCGGATTCCTGTTTTACGTCTGGAACTTCGACTTGTGTTTCACTCATTTTAACCTCTTTGATTTGAGTATTATGAAAATCATCTGCCTATCTTAAAGTTGATTGGCTTCGATGCATACTTTTTAATGTTAGCATCTGTAATTCTTCCTAATTGGTTTATAGCCCACTTTTCAATCTTATCCGATAAAGGTTGTGCAGTTGATGTTACAGTTCTTCCCATATCATCATTCCATTGAACCCTTTGAGCAAGTGTGCCAGACCATCCGATTGTTACACCATCAGCCGTAGCACCTCTTGTTTGTAAATTCCTCATCATATCACCAGTAAGTTGTAGATCAGGCTTTATGCTTGTTGATGATTGTCTTTTCATCCCACCTCTACCTTTTCTGGTTTTATAATCTTCTGCATAGATGCTGATAGTTTTTCCTTTCACTTTCTTGGAAAACCAAAACGGAGGATGAGTCTTGTATGGCTTAAACGCTTTACCCTTGACATCCTTACCGCTTATTGTATCTACACGAATCTTATCTGAAATCTCATCACCGAGTTCCTTCCAGAATGATCTTTTGTATTTTAATATGTCTTGTGCTTTAGCCACTAAATTGTTGTTGAGGTGTTTGTGGTGTTCGCCACTTCCCCTCATCCTGTTTCTTGGATTTCAATTTCTTTGCACCTTTTGGATCACTTAACTTTTTACTTGAACTCGTTTCCCTTGCCCATCTATGGCGGCAATTAAATCCACCACCATCACCAAATGCACCAGGGAATTCCGAATCAATCTCATCTCTGGTTAATGCACCAGCACTCATCATGTCAATACAGATGTCTCTCGTCCTATCATCCGCTGGCCCTTGATAAATATATCTCGCATTATCTGGATCATCAGAAGCCATCTCAACCGTTACATTACGTTCAAAAGTATTCAATGCTGTATTGGCTAATGTTTCGGCTTGATCTGGCCTTAATACACCACCAGCACCATTTAAAATTGATTGTGCTATATCAGCTTCACTTGCACCAGCTATGATCCCCCTTGCCGCTTCATTTCTGATTTGATCACCCATCAATCCTATCTGTTTCATGAATGTATTATTATCCATTCGTAACAAGGCAGTCAATACTTCATCCGTTACTGCACCCGTCATTTCCATAGAACCTAATACTGTTTGATATTCAAGCATCAGATTATCAAGATCAGAACTCAATCCCAGCCGATTCATGATTACATCTTCCATATCTAAAGTCTGCAATACCAATACAATCTCATCCCTTGTCAATCCTTGATTCCTTAAATCAAATATCTGGCTGACAAGTTCAGACTGTACTCGTCCTATCGCCCTTGCGAAATCCTGTGCCGCTTTATCTTTAGCCAACTGGTTGCCTCAATGCTTGTAATAATCCTGTCTCTGGTACTGCTGGTGCTTCTTGTTCTAATTCACCGAGCATTTCATCTAATTGTTCATCTGGAATATCAGTATTAAAGAATCTGATTAATTCTTTCCTACTAATTAGGTTGTTATCTAATTGGAATTGCAGTCTATCTTTTTCTTCAGCCCAGGTAGTAGGGAATCCAGCTTCAGCGAAATCAACTGAATAAGATTCGGATAATGTTTTATTCTGATGTACTTGTAATATGGTGCGATCTATTTCATATCTTGAATGTTCCCATTCCTTGAATATCGGTATATCTGATTCTCTTGACTCCAAATTTTCCATGCTGAGAATTTTCAACGCCTCGCCACTCGGTGGCGTTCCTCCTTCACCCCATCTGATAGCAAGTGAATGATTCTGGCCCACCTGATTAATCATCATCTTTACGCTTTCAATCATGTCACGGATAGAACCAGTAGGTGATACATATTGAAGTGATGCACCTTCAGGTAATGATATTAGTCTTTCGATACCAGCCTTCAAATTAGGAATCTCTGTATCAATCCCTGTGATAACTGGCTGACCTAATGCAAAGCGTGTGGCCAATGCGATTTCAGTCATAGCAATACTTACTTGTAATCCAGCCCTTGCCACATCCATACTATCTGATGAGAATTCAACCTTACTGATAGGTAAGATGCCATAAGGATTAATCATCTCTACATTATCACCTATCGGATTCACACGGCCAACAGTATCAAAGGCGAAATGCAATCCAGGTTCACCATTCCTTGACTCACTCCAGAATACAAACTTCCGATCACCTTTTAAATCTTTCCCTACTTCATAGCTAATACCATACGGTGTTGATTCACCATAGAGATAGTATTCTTTTGCATTGGTTACTATATCGTATTCAATCCGTTCATGCCGATCCGAATACTTACTACGGAAATGGCACTTCCCTATGAGCCATGCTATTTCTGCGAACTCTCTTGATTTACTATCCAGATGATAAGCAAGATCATTATATTCATCTGCTGGTTCACCATTGATAAATCTTTCTACTGGTGACCTGAATAGCATCATCCTTGCCTTTGCAAATCTCGGTACAATACGCATACCGAATGGTGGCACTTGTTCTAATGATGATCCTGGAAACCATTGAGCCAGATGTGTATCTAATTTCTTATTGTAATAAAAATCAAGAGCAGTATCTTTCTCAGCAATCTCATCCTTTTTTAAATCGTTCTCGGCTCGTTGTACTGACTGCATGACTACATCCCTACCGAGTGAAGGAAGCATCACTTTATCGTGATAATTATATTCCATGATTTACCATTGTGAACTTGTTACCGATCTCTTAACCAAAGAATGTCTCAAGACAATATAATAACTACAAGCATCGAAGGCATGGCTGAGAGTTATATCTTTTAATTTTTCAATTTTTCCGTCCCTTGATCTTTGCACTTGTTCTAAATCTTTAATCAGGTATGTACATTTAGGATCAACCGTCATCCGTATCTTACCATTGGCATCAACAAGCATCCGATTCAATGCGTTGATTCTATCAATGATTGGTGGATTAACTTTCTTTGCAATCACGTTAAAACCATGATCAATCAATATCTGATGATCTGATTTATTTGAAGTAGTTGATCGTGCTGATCCCGTTGCATCTGGATATACATTTATTCCTGGTGCTATCTTCTTCATAGCTATGGCCAACTGTTCAGTATTAGAATTGGATTGTCTTATCTCATCGAAGTAATGTATAGAACCATCTGAATATGAACACCCAAGCACAGAAGTCATGTGCATTACATTAAAATCCATTCCCCAGAATAGATTGGCAGTTAATTCTTCAGCCTGTTTCACATGAATCTTACGATCAAAGTTGTATGCGGCACGGCTTCCTGAACTCACGAAATCAGCAAGGAATTCAGTCTTGTAGGTATGTTCATCCATTGTTGCCTTTGCTCTTTCGATCTCTTCCTTTGGTACAAAGCCACCTTCTTCTGTAGTGAACTGCCACGACTTCCAATCAGGATCACTCTGGCCCCGTAAGTAATAATCATATAGATGATCAAATGAATTAGGTGTACCAATGAATAATGCTTCACCTTGTGTTGTTGTCAGCATCGGATATATAATTTCTTCATAGACATGAGGTTTGATGTAGGCAAATTCTTCCATGCAAACCATATCAATTCCGCTTCCTCTCAAGTTATTCTCTTGTTCAGAACCTTTAAGAGCAATCTCGGAATCATTCGGTAACTTGATAGATAGTTCTGTTTCGTTAATCACAGCACCCTCGTATTGTCGCATCAACGATCTTAGTATCGGCCATGTCGTTGTTTTCAGTTGCCTGTAAGTTGGCCCTACTATCCATCTACGTTCCCCAGGTTGTATTTCTTTTGTTAATAGCCACATCAGGCTGAGATAAGATTTTCCCCATCTTCTTCCAGCTACCACCACTTTGAATCGATGTGGATCGAGAATGATACTCTTGCGTAAGTCGTTGGCTTTCCAATTATTAGTCAAAACTCATGATCTTGATTGGTTCAGTCTTGTTGATTACTTCTTTGAATTCTTTAGCCTTACCTTCTGATCTATCAGATAGATATGATACAGCACCGAGGCTTCCGTTCATCGCCAGGCTATATACTTTGCGTATCATCCGTTCTTTGTTTGTCTTGCCATCAACATCTTCTTCTTCAAATACTTTATTGATTATATCAGCCAATGCACCTCGCCTTCCATTAGGATTAGCGTTGTTTCCAGGCTTGAATTGCACACCAGCAGAATTACCTTTGGCAAATTGCCCATTAGCCCGTCGATTTTCCGTCGTTTTACTCATCGACTAAAGCACAATAGATTTGTTTATTTTATCCATAAGATTTTTAATAGGCTCTCGAGAACCATACCCGTCATTCCTGTCTTTCGCCCACCATACGATTATTCATTGGCGAGTAGGGGAACGGATCACCCCTCTACTTATATAGGGGCAATCACAACCTAATTATACGTTATTTTGGATGATTTCACAGGCTTTATGGAAGATTTTGGATGCGTTTTGTTGCGTGTAACCGTTTAATTTTCCTATAGTTGTGAATGAATATCCCTGTACAATATGAAAAAATAATATTTGTTTCTGTTCGGTTGTGAAATTCTGCCATTTTTGTTCAATCGTTTTACAATATCTCATTTCATCCCTATCAAAATCATC